ATAGGTGCAAAGACCTACTTAAAGAATGAGAGAAAAGGATTAAGCGGAGACTCTTATGAACTCAACGAAGTAATCCGACAGTTCCCGTTTACAGAGGCCGAGGCTTTTAGAGATAGTGCTAAGGCATCGTTGTTTAATGTTCAGAAGATATACGAACAAATAGAATACCATCAAGACTTATCCCACTCACCAGTAATAGTGGGTAATTTTAACTGGGCAAACGGAGTACAAGATACAGAGGTGGTATTCAGCCCTGACCCGAACGGCAGGTGGCGAGTAGCATGGATGCCTCCTATTGAACTTAGAAACAAAACAAAACCAGAGAACGATTGGCTTGGGTGCGCAGGTGTGGATAGTTATGATATCGACGCAACTGTGGACGGTCGTGGCTCGAAAGGTGCGTGTCACTTCTACAACAAATTCAATATGGCTCACCCGTCAAATATGTTTGTTGCAGAGTACGCATCACGCCCTCCGTTGGCTAAAATATTCTACGAAGACATTTTAATGGCCGCAAAGTTTTACGGCTACCCCGTGTTGATTGAGAACAACAAGTACGGTATAGCAAGGTATTTTGAATCAAGAGGTTACAGCCACTTTCTTTTAGACAGACCAACACATCTTACCTCAACGTACGGAACAAAAACTAAAACAAAAGGTATACCGTCAAACTCACAGGACGTGATACAAGCGCACGCACAGGCCATAGAGGCATACATACATGCACACATAGGTCTCAATGAACAGACACTTGAGTTTGGTAAGATGTACTTTGAAAGAACATTAGAGGATTGGATTAACTTTAAGATTGACGACCGTACAAAATATGACCTTACTATATCCAGTGGACTGGCATTACTTGCTGCTCAAGGAAACAAAGTTGAAAAACCTAAAATAGATTTTAACAAGAAGAAGTTCTTCAGAAAAGGTCGGATAATTTTAAGGTAATAATAATCGGTATATTTGCAATTGTAGCAATCTTGAGTATGAACACAGAATATAAAAACGGACAGTCTTCATTTCCAGATCCTTTAGCGTCGACTAAAGAGAAGATGTGTCAACCTTACGGCCTGCAATATGCAAAGGCAATGTACGCTCAATGGATTGGTAGTGATTATCAAAACTCTTTATACGGAAGAAGAAACAACGAGTTTGAGAGATGTAGAGATTACGCCCAAGGAACTCAAGACACTTCAATCTATAGGCAAATACTAAACTCTCTTGACCCTAATAACGGTGATGGAACACTATTGACATTAGACTATACTCCTGTCCCTATTGTTCCTAAGTTTGTTAAGATTGTAGTAAATAAAATACTATCAAGAAAACCATACCCTCAGTTAGAGGCTATTGACCCTTTGTCTAAAACAGAAAAAGACAAAAAGAAAAACGCTACCATATTGCGTATTGAGAATCGCGATATGATTGAAGAAGCAAAATCTCTTGGCTTAAGCGTAAAAGAAAACCCAGAGTCTTTGCCAGATACACCAGAGGAAACAGAGATATTCTTAGATACGAATATAAAAACAGACGCAGAGGTTGCCGCTCAGATTGCTACAGAGATGACGTTAAAGTGGAATGACTTTAATGAAGTTATTTACCGCCGCTGTGTTGAAGACCTTACGACATTAGGTATAGGTGTTGCAAAAAGAAGTAACGACCCTAACTATGGAATCAAGGAAGAATACGTTGACCCCAAGAAGTTCTTACACAACTTTACCGAAGACCCTAACTTTACAGACCTGACATACGCAGGACATTTCAAGTACATTACGATTATGGAGTTGAAGCGTACAGCAGGTAATCAGTTTACTGAAACGCAGTACGAGGAAATCGCTAAGACGGTGATGAACAAGTATGGAAACAATCCAACGCAGTTCTCTACAACAGGTTCAACATACGACAGACCAGGCACACGTTACCGTCAAGGATACGATGAATACAAGATAGAGGTTCTTGATTTTGAGTTCATGTCGGTGGACGATATCATCTATGAGAAGAAAGAATCTGCTTACGGCAACATTGGGTTCTACTACAAAGGAAACGAATACAACGCTCCACAAAACTCTGTGTACGATAGAGAAGCAGTGTACATGAAAAACGCAACGGTATATGGCGGCTGTTACATTGTGGGTACGGAACACTTATACAACTACGGCCCAAAGAAAAATATACCTAAAAACATACACGACATCTCTCGTGCTCGTTTGTCTTACAGCATTGTAGCAACTAACATTCGCGGTATGATTCCAAAGTCAATGGTTTCTACTGTGATTGGGTTTGCGGATATGCTCCAGATCACACACCTCAAACTTCAGCAGTCTATTGCTAAAGCAAAACCAGACGGTCTTATTATAGATATTGAAGGATTAGAGAATGTACAACTTGGTCGTGGCGGAGAACTTGAGCCTTTAGAGATTCAAGACATCTACGAACAAACGGGTGTGTTCTACTATCGTAGCAAAAACCCAGAGGGCGGTTTCCAAAACCCACCTGTAAGGGAAATAGGAAATAAAATTAGAAACATTCAAGAGTTGGTTTCTTTGTATAACCACTACTTAAGAATGATTCGTGACGCTACAGGTATCAATGAAGTAATGGACGGTACCACACCAAAAGGCGAGGCACTCGTTGGTGTAAATCAAATGGCGATACAAGCAGGAAACAACGCGATATACGACATAACAAACGCAGCGTTGGTGCTTTATAAAAAGGTTTGTGATGACATTGTGAAATGTGTACAGGTAATTCCACCAGACAGTGTGTTGTACAAAGCGTACTCAAACGCTGTGGGTGAAACAAACATGGCTGTATTGTCTTCGTTTAACAACCTATCCATGTACAACTTTGGGGTAATGGTCGTAACAGAAATGAACGATCAGGACAAACAATACCTTGAGCAAAACATACAGATTGCACTTGGACAAAAAGAGATAGACCTTGAAGACGCTATTGCTATTCGTCAACTAAAAGATGTAGACCAGGCAGAGAGGTTATTAGTGGTTCGCCGTAAGAAAAGAATTAAACAAATCCAAGAGCAAGCACAACAGCAGGCTCAAGTAACCGCTCAGGTAAACGCGCAACAAACACAGGTTTCTGCACAAATGGAAATGCAAAAGAAACAAATGGATGCGCAGATAGAAGCACAGCGGATACAGATGGAAACCCAAGCAAAGGCTCAACTTATGCAACTTGAGTATCAATTCAAAATGGAATTAGAAAAACTCAAAGGAGAGTACGGTGTAGTAGAGCAGCAGATAGAGAGCGGAAATAGAATGGCTGTAGAGCAAGAAGCAGAAAACAGAAAAGACCAACGCATCAATAAACAAGCGTTGGCTCAAAGTAAGTTGATTGCACAGCGCCAAGGAGACAGACCTCCGCTTAGTGAAGATATAGTAACCAACTTAACCATAGATTAAAATGTCCTGTTCAACTTGTTCGTCAAGCCCTTGTTCTTGTGGCTCATCAACTAAGGTAAACCTCGACACGGCATCACAGGTAAATGTATGCTGTAGACGAGGAGACACGTTTAAACTTGTCGCAAACATTAAAGACTCTGACGGATCTGTATTAGACCTTACGTTGTACACGTACAAGATGGAGGTTCGCGAATACGACGGCGGGCCTGTTGTGATTGCTGATGCAGATATAGATATTACAGGAACATCAGCGGGCGTTCTTACAATAGAAATACCTGCCGCAGATATGGTAGTAGATTCTGGAACGTACGTGTATGGATTGCAGACTACCTTGACAGCGACTCTCTTTGTAGACACTTGGCTGTACGGTTCGTTTGAAGTTATACAAGACATTGTTCAGTAGTAAAATGTATGAAAGTGTATGTCTATAACTGTAAACGTAACAGAAGGAAACAAGGTAACTGTCCATAGACAAGACCCTATAAGCGTATCTCTGAACACCACTGTAAACAACGAGGTGACCATTCAGAAAACACCCCCTGTTTCTATAACCGTTAATAGACAAGAGGGCGCTAAAATAAACATCACACAACAAGCCAACGTCTCTGTAGGGATACAGCGACAGGATCCTATATCTATTTCAATAGACGAGCCAGGCAAGTCTTCTTCTGTAACAACATGGGGTAGTATTGCAGGCACAATAACCAACCAAACAGATTTAGTAAACTACATCACAAGTAGGCTGCCTAATGTACCTTTTGAAACTATTCAAGAGATACTTGATG